AAAGATACACGCATGGCTATATGGGCAGTGCGCAAGTTTGATGCAAGTCTCGAATGCCTCGCTACTAAGTGGGGATGGACCTGGCTACAAAATGATCCCAATGCATGGCGTACAAAGTATCCAAAAATAACAAATAAAATTGACGAGTTAGAGGCTCGTATAGCCAAGATGGAGAGAGAAGATGGCTGAACCAACAAAAGAAGATATTGCTCTAGCAAGAGCTGCATACCATCCAGCAGACAGCAATGGCGATGGAAGAGTTAGTCCCGAAGAAGAGGCAATGTACTTGGAATTTAAACGTAAAGAATTAGAAGATGCAGATGCAATGCGTGATGCACAGCGTAAGATGGCTTGGTTTAGTCTGTCAGGTATGTTGTTGTATCCAGCAATTGTATTAATTGCAGTGCTAATTGGCGTTGACCAGGCTGCTAAGATCCTAGGTGATATGGCTGCAGTATACTTTGTAAGTGTTGCTGCTATTGTTGCTGCATTCTTTGGTGCACAAGCAATGGGCGCAAAACCTAAAAAGTAATTTACAATTGTGTCCTAGTATAGTATAATTACAGCTATGAACTATTATGATGTGCTAGGACTCGAACCTACATGTAGTCCTAAAGATATACAAACAGCGTATCGCAGCAAAGCAAAACAGCACCATCCTGACAGCGGCGGTGATGTTGATACCTTTCATGCTGTTGCTGAGGCCTATGAAGTTCTTAAAGATCCACATAAACGTGCGCAGTTTGATGTTCGTAATAGTCGCAGACAAAACATTAAAATAAACACTGGCAACATGGACAGCGTGTTTGATGATATGTTTAGTGTATTTGGCAGTGCAGGATTTCATCCTAGCAAAAGAGAATACCACAGAGCAAAGCAAAATAAAAATCTAGCCATAAGCATAGATTGTACACTGGAAGAGATACTAGAGGCCCAGGAAAAAACAGTAAGTATTAGACACACTGACGGCAGCAGACATCTAGTTAATCTTAAAATACCCAAAGGCATTAACAGCGGCACTAAAATAAAGTATGGATCACTTGGTGATAAAACACATGCCAACTTGCCTCCAGGTGACCTAACTGTAACAGTAAATGTAAACGAGCATGAAGTGTTTGTCAGAGAAGGTGACAACTTAAAAATGCACTTGACACTTGGCGCTTGGGATGCTATAATAGGTACAGTTGTGCAAATTAACACCATTGAAAACAAAACTATTAATCTTAATGTACCTTCGGGCACACAGTATGGCACCACTCTCAAAATACCCAAGCACGGAATGTATAACAAGGAAGGCACAAGAGGCGATTTGCTTGTGCAAGCACTAGTAAAAATACCTGAAAACCTAACTGAACAACAATTAAATATATGCAAAAAATTACGGGATTACGAATGAAAACAGCAAGAGAAGTAGATAAAGCATTAGAAACAGCAGGCAAGATTGCTGCAAAGTATGGACACGTTTATATTAGCACCGAACACATGCTATTGGGTATGTTGAAGAACACTGACTTTGCCGGCATGTTAGTTAATTTTGGTATACAACTAAACGAACTACAACTGGATTTAGAGAGTCATATTGCTGATGCTTTTCAATCATCACACACTAAAAGCCAAGTAAAAACTCAAGCACTAGAGCGTGTTTTCAATCGTTCGCTTACCAGTGTGCTGTTTAGTGGTAGAGAAATGGTTAATTTGTTGGATATCTTTATTAGTATAATGAGTGAAAACAATAGTCATAGCAGTTACTTTTTAATGAAGTATAACTTAAACAAAGAAGAGTTTCTGCGTTTTGTAAAACAAAATACAAAAAGTAACCAACTAAACAAACAACAAGAACAATACTTGGAAGGTGTTATTGACGAGTTCTGCGAAAATTTAAACGCACAAGCAAAAGAAAAAAAACTAGATCCTGTGATTGGAAGAGACGACATAATTGATGACATCACACAAACTTTTGCACGACGTAATAAAAGTAATGTGCTTATGGTAGGAGATCCGGGTGTTGGTAAAACTGCAGTTGCAGAAGGACTGGCTGTAAAAATTGTTAATAAAAGTGTGCCTGAATATTTACAAGATCACATTGTTTATAACTTGGATGTTGCTACTATGCTTGCTGGCACACAGTATCGTGGACAGTTTGAGGAACGTGTTAAAGAAGTACTAGGTGCACTAATAAAAAAGGGCAAGTGTATCCTGTTTATAGACGAAGCACACACACTAAAAGGTGCAGGATCAGGCGGCAGTGGAGGCACAGACTTTGCTAACATGCTAAAGCCTTACTTGGGCAGAGGCAAACTAAAAGTAATTGCAAGCACAACCTGGGAAGAATATAACAGCAGTTTTGAAAAAGATCGTGCGCTGATGCGTCGCTTCTATCACATTACAGTTACAGAACCTACGCCTGCACTTGCTAAAAAGATTCTTATGAACAGTAAGAAGTACTACGAGAAGTTTCACGGTTGTAAGATCACTAAACAAGCAGTTATAGATGCAGTTGATTTGAGTATGCGTTATCTTACAGACAAAAGATTGCCCGACAAAGCATTTGATATGATAGACAGTGCTAGTGCAAAACAGCGCAGACTTGGCACGGAAAATGCAGTTATTGATAGACAAAACATCCTAGAAGAGATTAGCAAATATGCAAAGATTCCTATTGCACAACTAGAGGACAATGAAGACACAGTCAAACCAGAGGACATCGAAGCAAGTATTAAGTCACAGGTATTTGGACAGGACAGTGCAATAGATGGTGTACTTGAAAAGGTCTGGGTTGCTAAAGCAGGACTTAACAAGCGTGACAAAACACTGGGTGTATTTGTGTTCACTGGTCCAACAGGCACAGGCAAAACAGAACTTGCAAAACAACTTGCAGAAGCAAATGCAATGAAACTGTTACGTTATGATATGAGCGAATACCAAGAACGTCATACTGTAGCACGTTTTATTGGTGCACCTCCAGGTTATGTTGGATTCGAGGACAGCAATTTAAGTGGCGGCTTGCTTATCCGTGATATTGAACGCAATCCACACAGCGTTATACTATTTGATGAAATAGAGAAAGCACATCCTGATGTAAGCAATGTATTACTACAATTAATGGATGAAGGCTTTGTCACAGGATCCAATGGCAAACGTGTGGATGCAAGAAACAGTTATGTTATCCTTACAACTAACTTGGGTGCAGCAGAATCAGAAAAACGTGTAATTGGATTTAACGAACAAGAGCATCACACAGAAGCAGTGGATGATGCATACAAGAAGTTCTTTGCGCCAGAGTTCCGCAATCGTATTGATGCAGTGTGCAAGTTTGGCCCCTTGCCTGAGGTTGCAAAGCGTAAAGTGTGTATGAAGTTTATTAATGAACTACAGACACAACTTAAAGAAAAAAACTTTTCACTGCACATTGATGAACCAAGCATTGACATTATTCTTGCACAGGGATATGACGATAAGATGGGAGCAAGACCGATGGCTCGTGCCATTGATACTATGTTGCGTATGCCAATTGCCAAACAAATAACAGTTGACAATAATAAGAATGGCTGTAAAATTAAAATAAGAAATGTAGATAACAAGCTCGTTATAAAATTTAGGTATACAGATGGAACCATTACAGAAGCTGGAAGCTCTGAGCAATCAGCACAACCTTCAGTTACAGCATAACGACAGACTGTTTTACAGTAAGTATCTGTATAGATTAGAAGTTTTTCTATACCAATACAGATATCCTGAACTAATGCGTGTGCCTACTATTGACTCTTGGGGGTTTAAGGTTGACACAGAACATCACACTAGTTTTATTGGCACAGTTAGAAAATATGCTAAAAAACAGGGAGATAGAGTTAGGGTAGAATATAGAACTCTAAACTACTATTGCAATGATGTTGCTACTATCCAAAAACTCATTGCATATGTAAACAGACTTACTGACAAGCAAGCCACTCCCATGGATAAAATGGTGGAACTTGGAAGTATACGTTATTTTCCTGGTAGTATTTTAGAACGTAATATACGCTATCGTAAAAAACGTTTGCCCTATGGTAAGTATCGCTTTCAAATATTAGGAGAGCGTATGGACAGTGAACAGTATTATGATTGGTGTAATTGGGCAAAACAATACCCTGACAGTATACTTGCTCCTACACGGGATCTTGGATATCGACATTTTGGAACATGGTGTGGAGAAAGTATCGGCTACATTGTTGACGAAAAGATGCTACAATTTGTACAATTTAAACTTGGCTCACATATTAACAAGGTAATTGAATTTCAATTAAGGGAAACAGAATAAAATGATGAACGAATCACTTCTTAGCACACTTGTAGATCGTAACCTGGTTACAGAAGAAACACTGGTGTATGCAAACGTTAAAAGTAAGGGCTTGGGCGGCAAAGACATCTACATTAAGAAAGATGTGTATTGGTATCCAGGAATGCCAGCAGGTGCTATTCATGATATTGAAGGAATGATTCCAGAGCGTTTTGCTAAAGCATATAACATTAAACCTGACGGCACTTACAAAGAACATAAAAAGCGTGGACGTAAGCCTAAGACAGAGTTAGCATAAATATACTATATAATTATATAGGAGATTAATTCCATGGCTACAGTAACAAGAACTACCGGCACTAGCCACATGACCGTCGGTGTACAACACGAACCAGGATGTCACTGTTATTTGCTAACAGTGCAAAATGCGTCAAACACAGCAATTGACCTAAGAGCAGAAGATGATGCAGTAAATGAAGCAGTAGAAGCAATCATTATGGAAATTGCACCACTTGGTTACTTTATTACTGACAGTAGTGCAGGCACAATTGCACTAATTATGGACATTAATGTTGATGATCACACAGAGTTGCAAACTCGTATTAGACGTATTGGTGTTGATGATGGTGCAAGTACAACAAGTATCGGACCTAATGACATTGACATTAGCGGTAGTGATGTATTACCAGTTCGTAGTTTTGGCGCACTAACAACTGAAGGCGCAATGGCATTTACAGGTGCTAGTTAATGGCTAAACTAAACGAACAAATGTTGGTTATTAAAGTAAGTGAATTACTTAAAGACAATCAAGAGGCAACTCCGCCACTTGATCCAGAAGTACTGGCACAACTAGAAGCAGTGATTAGCGAACTAGCCGGCCCAGGTAAAGTAGTAGAACTTATTCAGGAATAACAATGCCAGCAACAACTAGCGTAACATTAATACCAACAACAACTTTTGGTTCCGAAGCAGGTAACTATGATGGTGCCAGTGCAGCGTTTAACGGCGATAAAGTTAAAGGTGATGGTTATTATGGATTCAGTGACGGCGTACACACAGTACAAACTCGTGTCACTGCACTAGTTGGCACAGTAAAAATACAAGGCACACTTGTAAAAGATCCAGCAAGTACAGACTGGGTAGACATTGCAAGTGTGGTTACCACTGACGGCAGCACAGCAATTACTGAGAGTTACTTTAACAACTTTACAGGTAATTTTGTTTGGGTACGCATTGCAGTAAGTGAATTTACTGCTGGTAGCATCAACAACATCTTTATGGCACACTAATGAGTTATATTCGTTTCACATCATCAAGTTTAAGCGAACAGCAAATGGAAACTATTGCTGCCGCTGTGGACATGTTCTGTGAAACTGTGTGCTTGGAAGATGATGATGCAGACGCTACTTACTACAGCACAGAGCTTGGCGAGAGCATTGAGTTTAGTGTAGCAGAAGATTTAGACGAACGTGTTGTAGAAGCAATCATTGAATCGCTTGCAGCACACATAGAAGATTTTACAGTAGAAGCAACCGGTCAATAAGGACCACATTCGATGATACTATGGTTGTTCGATAAAAGAAACCAGCACGGTTTTCTTCCGAACTTGATAAAAGATGAAACACTAGAACCTAATACTAGTGCATGGTGGGATCTTGCAATCAATCCTCCATTTAGTCTCGATTTCACATTTTTAAAATATTGTAAACTGGATGGTGTAGTGCAAAACTGTACACTTGTCAGTGATTACATTTCTGGTACAGCAAGTGCATACTATCCTATAAACATAAATTTCTTTGATGAAAATATAGACTATATTGATCTAATGGATGAGTATAGCAAGAATAGGTTTATAAACGGTGACTTTCGTGTGTTATTCTATTACACTGAAGGAGATAATCCTGATCCAGAAATATACAGAGGATTGGAAAAAATGTATGCAAAACACGGCATAACCAGTGATAGCATACGTTTTGTAACAGGTAACTATAAACTAAAACAAACGCACCCTTTTGTATATTTTCCTGACATGGAACTTTATTATAGATACCTGCAGGTACTTGAAGGCAAGTATGTTAAGAAACATAATTTAGAATCGCGTGACAAAAAGTTTACTTGTTTGATTCGTGCAGACAAAGCATGGCGTAAAATATATGCAAGTTTTCTGCATTATTTAGATGTTAGTAAACATGGTTATTTTAGTTACACTGGCTACAAATATGATACAAGCAATGCTGGACTAAATGACTTTGATCAATGGCAAGGCTATGACGACACACTACAGCAGGACGTACTAAGTTTTGAACTGCAAATGCCCTTTAGATGTGATGAACTATCAGATCATGAACACAACAATCACAAATTAATTAATCACAACTTTTATCAAAACGCATACTTTAACTTTGTAGTGGAAACATTATTTGATAATGATGTCTGTGTACTAAGCGAAAAGACTTTTAAACCTATACTTAATTTGCAACCTTTTATTATTATTGGCAACCCAGGTAGTTTAGAACTATTAAAGAGCCTGGGCTATAAAACATTTGTAGATGTTATTAATGAAGATTATGATAAAGAAACGGATCACAGAGAGCGTATGAGTATGCTACTAAAGATTAGTTATGATCTTTGTAACCTTGGTCACATGCATCATAAGCGTATACAGAAAATAATTGCAGATGTATTAGAGCATAATCAAAATGTTTTTCTATCACCTAAGGTGCACAGAATTAATAACTTGCTAAACAGATTGGAATACAATGCCTAAAATACATTTTATGACCCCCTGCTATGGTGGACAAATTACTGAGGTATGTTTTAGTAGTTACTTACAGTGGACTATTCTTGCACTGCAAAATAACCTAAACTTTCAAGTTGATACACTAAGCAACGAAAGCAATGTTAACAGAGCCCGCAATAGTTGTGCGGCTAAGTTTCTAGCAGGTGATGCTACACATCTTATGTTTGTGGATGCTGACATACAGTTTAATGCTGCAGACATTGTAAAACTTACTGGGCATGACAAGGACATTGTTGGTGGCATTTATCCACAAAAAACACTGCCTCCTAAAATGGTTGTAAATACACTGAACAATGCTAGAACAGAAGGCGACTTAATTGAAGTGGGCACACTGGGCACTGGCTTTATGTTAATCAAGCGCACAGTATTTGAACAAATGATTGCTGCAGGCGCAACACCATATGGCGATGACATTGGACTTAGTGCTACTGAGAACTCAAATCAGTATGACTTTTTTAACTGTACTATTGATAGTAAGGGAAGATACTTAACAGAGGACTGGAGTTTTTGTCGTAAGTGGCGAGAACTAGGTGGCGCAATTTGGGCAGACACCACAGTAGCACTAGCACATGTTGGATACTATAGATTTCAACCGGATATGGGAGCAATTAAAATTGGAAACAGTTAATATTAAAATAGACCTTAACATCGTCACACATGATGCTGTAAGTGAACATCCCTTTGTAAACATAAGTTTAAATGGCTTCCCGCAGTTTGGTGAAATTTGTGAAACTGACACAGTGGTAGATATTGATGTTGAGATCCAAGATGATACTGAAAACTTCTTAACTATTGAATACATGAATAAAGATGCAAAGCGGGATGTCATACTAGGTGACGATGGATTGCCAGTACTGGACAAGCGTGTTGAAATTCGCAGCATTAGTTTTGACAATATAGAACTAGATTTTTTTCAATTAACAGATCCAGATACATTTAAGTATGAATCAGTTGATCCTGAAGGAAGTAGTTTAACAGATTTTGAGGCTACTAAACTTGCTTGGAATGGCAAAACCACACTACACTTTACAACTCCCATTTACATTTGGTTATTGGAAAACCTTTAGCGCATAAATACACTGTGTTTTAGGGATACCATTTAATGGATACAGTAGTAATCTATCCGGGACGATTTCATCCGTTCCATAAAGGTCATAAGAGTGTTTACGATGCTCTTGTAAAGCGTTTTGGTAAGAATCGTGTATACATTGCTACCAGTAATAAGGTAGATCCCCCGAAATCCCCATTCACATTTGATGAGAAGCGAGCAATGATGGCGCTGACTGGCGTTGATCCAAGCCGTGTTGTTCAAACAAAAAATCCATACCAAGCAACTGAAATCACAGACAACTTTGATCCCCAAAACACAACAGCGTTGTTTGCGGTCAGTGATAAGGATATGGCTGAAGATCCTCGCTTCTCATTCAAACCTCGTAAAGATGGTAGCCCTAGTTACTATCAACCAGCACAAAAAGACATGCAACCAATGTCAGAGCATGGTTATATAATAACTGTGCCTACACTGCAGTTCAATGTGTTGGGTAAGCCTATGCGCAGTGCTAGTGAATTCCGTGCTAACTTTGCCGTTGCAGACAGTGAAACACAAAAGGCAATGATTACAGATTTATTTGGACAGTATGATCCAAAAACACACAGTACAATGTCACAAAAAATTAACGAACAACTTGTTCGTGCAGATGAAATACTAGACAAACTAATAGAAATGGGCGCAGATGATTGTTACATCTTGGAAGCCTGTATTAGAGTTGACACACTTGTTGAGAGCATTAATATGAAACAGAGAAAGCAAACACTATACCAAGCAATCATGGAAGGCGGACACAGTTTACCTGTTATGGAAGCAGAACTTGCTTGTCCACTTGCTACACAAGACCTAGCAGTCAACACAGAAAACAGAGACAGAACTATAAAGCAGTTTAACTATGGTCCACTTAATGTTGATGTACCAGGTGATTACTGGAAAGACATTGGTGAGTATTGGAATACCTCAGAAGAAGCAGCACTAGCCAGTAACTGTGGTAACTGTGTAGCATTTGATATCAGTGAGCGTATGAAGGATTGTTTGCCTGGTGATACATTTGATGATGACGGCGAACTAGGCTATTGTTGGATGCATCACTTTAAATGTCACAGTGCAAGAAGTTGTCATACCTGGGCAAAAGGTGGTCCTATCAAAACTGAAAAAGAAAGTGCAGAATGGCAAGGCAAAGCATTTGGAGGACAGGGCGTTAAAGAAGAAATTACTGACTTTAACAAAGAAGATCCAATGAACAGCGTTATTGCTATTCGCGGTATTGGTACAATGAGTATTAGCAGTGCGCTGAAAGAAGTAAGTGAAATGGCATCTACTGTTGCAAATCTTGCTAAAGTTAGACATGCTAAAGGCATACAGGACAACTTTGATCGCTACATGAGTTTGCTAAACACATACAATACTAGCATACAAGAAGCATACACTGAACTAGCAGCGCAGCGCAGACGTGGTGGCACAGCAAGCAAGGGTATAGACAAAGACATTAGTGAACACTGTGGTGATCCAATGGCAGATGATCATAAGCCAATGCGTATGTTGCTAATGAAATTGTATGATAAAGAAATGCAGTGTAAGCCAGGCAGTCCAGAACATTTTGAAGTTATGCAAATGATTGACGGCTGTAGAAAAAACATTGGACTAGAACTAGAAGAAAACGTATTTACTGACGTAGTGAATAAAGTTGCAGGCGACTTTAAGAAACGCAAGCAACTATTTGGTAAAGGCAAAGCCTAATGAAACTAGGTGAATTTGGTGTAGGCAAAATTACTAAACAGAACGCTACCAAGGATGCTCCTATAGGTAGTGAGTATAGTAATGTCAAAAAACTGGGTCTTGGATCTGGTAAGCCTAAAATTCACAATAAAAAAGCAACTAAGAACAGTGATCCAAATACACTGTTTAACTTGGGTATCACCGAAAGCGTGGATGCAGCATCGCTTAAACCATTTGTCAAGTTTTGCATTAAAAGTTTGAAACTAAAGAGCGTACCTAAAATTGTTATCACTAAAAAGAAACTAGATGGCACATTTGGCTACTATGACACTGATGCCAAAACATTAACTGTTAGTTTAAATGACCGTCATCAAGCAGATGTAATGAGAACACTTGCACATGAACTTGTGCATCTAGCACAGGATGAACAGAATCAAGACATTGATGGTAGTGATGGTAGCAAGCATGAGAATCAAGCAAATGCTATTGCTGGCGTGATAATGCGTAAATGGGCTGGCAAAGATCCAAGTTTGTTTGAAAATGCAGTAACTCCAATGTTGTACCATGCAACATACAAACCGTTTCTTAATAGTATTATGAAAAACGGACTGGGTGGTAGTGGCGCACAAACACAGTGGGAAGATAGTAAGCCGGGTTATGTATACCTTGCTAAAGATCCAGAAGTTGCTGTCAGTCATGCAGAAGCAAACGAAGAAGTGCCAGACGAATACATTGACGATATTGTTGTGTTAAGTATAGATGCTAGTCAACTAGACCAGGACAACCTAGAAAATGATCCAAATGTAATGGATGATGATAGCACACTGGCATACAAAGGCATTATTCCTAGCAATGCATTCAGTGTGCAAATAGATGAACTAAAAATAGAAAAGCCAGATCCCAAAGACACACTGGGTGTTAAACGCAAAGACATGCCACAAGTAAAAAGCGATGACTATGCGGAGTTTATAGAATACTTAAAAAAGAATGGTGCTACATTTACCAAAGAAACTATCCCTGCTCGTGATTTGAAAGCAATGCAAAAAGAGTTTAGCGACGAAGGCATTATGAAGCAGTTGATGAAGAACATTGAACAAGGACCAAACAGAAAAGCAGTTATTGCTAGTAGTGACGATTACATCATGGACGGGCATCACAGATGGCTTGTTGCTATTAACACAGGCAGAGATTTAAATGTTTTCCGTGTTAACTTGCCTGCTTATGAATTGTATGATCTTGTAAACAAGTTTGAAAAGACATATTACAAGGACATCTATAATGAACGTGGGAGTATTGGTGTTCCACTTGCTAGTGGACTTGTAATGTCACTGTTTCCGCATCGCCCACTAAAGATTGCAAAAAGCACACCTGGTAAACTACGCTATGACGAAACCATTACAACTGTAGACCTAGACCAACTAGAAACGTTTGCAGACAAACTGTTTGCTAAAGTGGGCATTGATGTAGAGTTTACACGCCATTTCTTAGATCGTGTAAATGATGAAAGAAACCGTAAACCAATTACTATGGCTGAACTTACTAGGTTGTTTAAGCAGGAATTTAAGCGTTGGGCAAAGCCTATTGCACAAATGGGGCCTGGACAAGAAGCAGTAATGAAAGACTTGCAGACAGATATTAACTTGCCATTTGCACTACAGTATGACAAAGACAACAATGAACTAGACTTAATTGCTAAAACTGTTATGCGTAAAAAAGATTTTCGTACGCCGGACAGAGAGTTTCCTGTAGAAGGCTGGAGTGCAAAATACAAAAAAAGTATAAATTGCAGCAATCCAAAAGGCTTCTCGCAAAAAGCACACTGCGCAGGCAAAAAGAAAAATGAAGAAGCACCTCCTGGTAGAGAAGATCAGGTTAAAAAACTTAAAAAGAAATTTGATGATCCAGGTGCACCTTATGCAATAGCATGGGCACAGCATAACAAACACGGCAAGCCAACAAAAGAGGATGACAGTTCAGATACACTGGGCAGTAGAATTAACTTTCCTGGCTTTGAGAAAAAAGATAAGCCAAAGCCCAAATATAAACCTGTTCCTAAACAAGATAAAAGCGTACTAGACAAAGTTAAAAGTTGGTTTACTGATGATATTAATGAAGGCTATGTACTAAGATTAGAAAATGACGAAGACTTACTTGTGCTACACATTAGAGATACCAAGTCAGGTGAACGTGCAGAAGTACGCGGCAATCCTAACTATGAAATAGACTATGATGAGAATGATGAACTACACCAACTGCTGGATGTAATTGGCAAAGCAAGCAATATCAGTGATCTAATGAATGGTAAAATTGTAAACATTAATCCTAAACACCCAGATGGTCCAAAGAGTTATGCAGCAATTGAAAAGGCTATGGACGAAGATGTTGACCTAGAAGAAGGTGTAAACGATCCGCACATCTTTAAGGCAGTGTTCCTAGCAGGTGGACCAGGTAGTGGTAAGAGTTTTGTTGCCAAGAACATACTTGGCGGCACAGGACTACGCAGTATTAACAGCGACGAAGTATACGAATACTTAATGAAAAAGCAGGGTCTTTCTCTGGATCCTGAAACTATTTTTTCACCCCAGGGCCAAGAAATTCGTGACAAGGCAAAAGGTTTAGCCAGACAGCGTGAAGCAACATATCTGGATGGACGTATTGGATTGATAATTGACGGCACAGGCAAAGATGTAAGCAAGTATCAAGTGATGGCACAAAAACTACGAGCAATTGGTTATGACGTCAGCATGATATATGTAAACACAAGCCTGGAAGTTGCGCAACAGCGTAACAAGCAAAGAGAACGCAGTATAAAACCTGCAGAAGTAGAAAAAATGTGGAATAACGTACAACAAAATTTAATGCAGTTTCAGCAGATTTTTGGTGCAGGACGTTTCCATATCATTGATAACAGTGGAGGATTAGAAGACCTTGATAGACAGAAAAACTTTGATAAAGTGTACGTTGAGACACAGAGATTTTTAAACACTCCACCTAAGAACAGAAAAGCTCTAGCGTGGATCCAGAAACAAAAAGAGCAGAACGATGGACAACGATCAGCCCAACAACCAACAAATCAAGAACCTGATGGAGGAACTACAGCAACTAACTGAAGACCTATCAGAGAGAGCAGCAAAGCCGGGTAGCAGACCAGGGAGTTTAAAACGTAAAGCAGCACAGTATCTAGGCAAAGGCGCAGGAGAAAAATTAAGCAAGACAGACTTGAAAAGACTTCGTGCTAAGGCAAACAAGATGAAAAAAAGTACAAAAAAAGCAGAACGTGACAGAGGCATACAACTAGCCCGGCAAGTAAGTTTTGCATTTAATATGAGGGACTAAAATGTTTTTAGAGGTAATACTAAAAAGTGAACATGAAAATGCTCCATATAGAGTATATGTAAATGACGAGCTAATTACTGAACGTCTTTATGCTATTACCACACTTCACCCTCCTAGACCCACTATAAGTAACAACCTAATAGTAGAACTAGAAAATAGCACAGGATATGATGTTAGTGTTGTAAGTCTAACAGACAAACAAGTATTACTAAGTGATTATAACGTTAAGGAAAAAATGTAATGAAAATTAAAGAAATAACAGAATCAACAAGCGCAACTTCAACAGCAAGTGCTAGTATAGCAACGGTTGCAAACCCACAAACTACAAATCCTTATGCGTATAAAAGTGCTACAAAGAAGCCAAAGAAGCAAAAGCCCAGTGACAATGCACTTGACATGAAGGGCACTAGTATTTTTGGTGGACCTCTAAAGCGTAACGGATAAATATAAGATACAAATTAAAACAGGAACAAAACCATGCGTGATATTATTACAAAACTTGAAGAACTAAATGTTGAACAAGAGCAGTTAAATGAAGGACTTGCTGACATGGCACACGAGGCTGAAAAAGACCACGAAGTGCAGATGGCACGAAGCGATTGCTACAAGAGTGCAAAATATGCAGTATCAATTCACAAGATGCTTAAAGACGTAAGCGAAATGGAAGGCATTGATGGCTGGGTTGCAAGTAAACTTACTAAAGCCGCTGATTATTTGGGAAGTGTGAAACACTACATGGAAGGTCAAGCAATGCAAGATGTAGAACTAGCAGTTGTTCCTGTTGCTGGTGATATGACAGACGCTATGACACTGCCACAAGAAAGTGTTGAAGAAGTACATGAAGAAGAAGTTGCAGAAGGTCGCATGAGCATGAGACAACTTGCCAGCATGGACAAAGATGCTGCTCGCAAAATTGAAGCAATGGTTGGCGATGAAAGTAAGTATGCTGACATGGGCGACTACCAAGAAGCATTGTATAACGCTGCAAGGAAACTGGGCTTGGTTAGCGAAAATATTGAAGAAGCAGTGATCTCAGAAGATCGTGAAGTAATGGTTAAAGCAACAAACATTGAATATGATGGACCAGCACTTGATAAACTTCCAACAGATAAAAATGTAAAAGTAATGGTGCCTGCTGGTGCCGACGATGAAGACGTTTATGAAATGGTTGCAGAGAAAATAGAAGATCAACATGGTGTCAAAGTAAGTGGCTTTGATATGGCATTCATGGAGCAAGATGCAATTGAAGAAGAAGATGTTATCGGTGATATTATTGCAAGTCTAAGCAAGACCAAAGAAAGAATGCCAATGCCAAAAAGTAAACCAGCAGTTCCAATGCAATCAAAACAGAAAATGGCAAACAAAATGGCACTTCCTAAATCAAAGCCTGATATGAGTATGGGCCAGGATAAAACAACAGGCGATCCAGGTGGTATCCTAAGACAAAGTAAATTCAGTGAATGGAGCAAAAAATAATGTCTGACTTTTTTAAACTAGTACAGAAACTAAACGACATCGAAGAGAACAAAGAAACTTCAGTTGTTACAGAAAGTGCTCCAAGTACAAAGCCAGTAGAGGTTGCTGAAACAGCAAGCCTACTTAACAAGTTCAATGCTATTAGTGCAGAGAATCCTTACACACCAGTTGTAGCAGAAGCACAAGAGGCGGAAGTTGAAGAAACTGATGACATGGCAACACGCTATCGTAACTTTATGAAAAGTGAAGTTGAAGCTGGCAGCGATCTTAGATCAGTTGCTACAACAGTTGCAGAGACAAACATTGGTGCAGCAAAACTTGATCGCATGTTTGCTAGTACATACAAAGTAATGGAACAACTTGTTGACATTACAGCAGAAGGTGGACAACTTAGCGGTGGAGTAATTGCTGAGGGCGGTGATGAAAGTTACTTGAATCAAGCACATGAAAAGATTGCTGAAGCATTCCAAGCTCTTAAAGATGCACACATGTATGCAGTAAAGCAGGCTGAGGAAGACTAATGCGTTTCCGTCAGTTCTCAGAAAACTCTGCAATGGATGACACAGTAGAGATTATGAAAAAATCTTTCAGTCCTGAGCGTAAAGCAGTGCAAGCAGAAGTGCTTGAACTTGTTCGTGCTGTGCAAATGGGCAAGGGCGACAAGATGGAACTTGCTATGAAAATTACTGCACTTGCTAAAAGTGAACTAGAAGCAAAGCGCAGTGATCCAGATCTTAAAATTAGTGTAGATCAAAACATGGGTATGCTGGATCGTGCAATGAAAGTAGTGACTGGCATGAGCGAAGGCATTACTGAAGAAGAACTTGAAGAATACAAAAGTATTGCAAGTCTGCGCAACAGGTCAAGTTTGGATGCAATGGCTAGATTGCAGGATAGAAATAAACCAAAAGAGCCTAAAGTAATTGAAATTCCAAAGGGCACACAATTAGATTTGTTTAAAAAAGCCAGTGAAGACATTGAAGAAGGAGCTCGTGAAATAGATCCTAAAAAGATGCAAGCATACATGGACTTTAAGAAAGAAAATGACATAGATGGCAGTAGTGTGCGTATGGCTGTGGATAATCCAGATCATCCTGAAACAAAACGCATGATGACAAATGATGACTTTGCTAAAGCAGTAGATATGTACAAGAGTGCAGTAAAAGAAAGTGTTGAAGAATCACTTACAGAAGAACAGTTTGATGAAAAAGCAGGTGAAAAAGATGCTTGTTATCGCAAAGTAAAATCACGCTACAAAGTATGGCCCAGTGCATATGCTAGTGGCGCACTAGTAAAATGTCGCAAGGTTGGTGCAGCCAACTGGGGCAACAGCAAGAAGAAATAATGCGTTTAGTAGAACTACATGAGGACTTGCGTTCATGGTTCGGTAAAGGCAAAGGCGGCGGTGCCGGTGGTGGCGGCTGGGATGCTTATGATAGTAGTGGTAACCGCATTGGCAAGTGTGGCGATACAAAAGGTAAAGCAAAACCCAAGTGTTTGAGTAAGAGTGCTGCAGCAAAACTGCGCAACGCAGACAAGAATAAAGATGGCAAAAAGGACGGCAAGGCAGGTATTGCTCGTGCAGTAAAGCGCAAGAGAGCAAAAGATCCAAATAAGAATCGCAGGGGCAAAGCAAAGAACGTGAGTAACTAATGAGAGCAAACGAGTTTATTACAGAGCAGCCAGTAAATACAACTAACGCACAGGGTGTGCAAACTACTGTGGACAAAGCAGCAAACAGAGTTACTACAAAAGATGCAGGTGGTACAGTAGTAAAAGATCGCTCTGGCAATATGCGCAGTATAACAACTCCTAACATTGGCGGCTTTCAAGCAAAACAAACATTTAGACCAGATGCTACTCCAGGATATGGACAAGCAACTAGCAAGTCAGGCGGCGTTACGCTTGATGTGAAGGGTAGCCCAGAGACTGGTTATACTCAAACAGCCAAGATGGGCCTTGGCGCGGTAAACGTGCAAGCCAAACAACGCTATAGTGGACAAAAAGAATTTGGTGCAAGTGCAACTTTGGCAAACAATAAAAAAATTAGTGCAACATCAACTATATCAAAGCCTGGTGCTAAACCTGTTACTAAAATGTCAATAAGTGAGTTTGAGGATGTACAAGCAGCAATCCGTGAGCATGTTGCTAAACGTGTTCCATTTACAGAGTGTATGTTCCGTCCAGGCAGTACTGCATTTACAGAGTTTTATCGTCAAGTGCGCGAGTGCGCAGACAAACTAAACTTGGATTGGGAAGATCAAGAACTGATTGCTACAGACATTGGTGAATGTATCATGGTAGAAGGTGAAATTGTAGCACTTGATGTACCTATGATTGAAGAAGAAGAACTTGATGAAGCAGAGTATCAAGGACGCAAAGTAAAACTTAACAGTCCAAAGCGTGGCGGACCTAAAAAGTTTTATGTATACACGAAGAATAAAAAAGGCAACGTGATCAAAGTATCATGGGGCGACACAACTGGACTTAGTGTAAAAGCAAAAAACAGAGGTGCAGTTAAAAGTTTTGTTGCACGACATAAATGTAAACAGAAAAATGACAAAACAAAAGCAGGTTATTGGGCGTGTCGTACACCACGTTACAAGGCCCTAGGAGTTAAAGGCGGACAATGGTGGTAAAACCTTACGAGGAAACCCAAGTCGCACCTAACATCAAGCATAGAACATTTAGAGAAGACGCAGACAACAGTGACCTTTGCTGGCACCGTGATGCTGAGGATCGTACAGTTCGTGTGTTAGAAGGTGCAGGATGGAGTCTACAGTTAGACAACCGTTTGCCCATGGCACTAGTTCCTGGCAGAGAATATTTCATTCCTGAAGCAGTTTATCACAGACTTATTAAAGGATCTAGTGATTTAACTGTTGAAATTACACAACATATCTAGTATAATACATTTATGAAACAGGTATTACCTTTTTTAGAAACAATGATAACACAATCATGTCAACTAAGTTGCACGGGTTGTACAAACTATAGTGACTTAAGGCACAGTGGATATGTAAAATGGCAATACGGTAAACGTGATCTAGAACAGTGGCTTGAACGCTTGGATATACCGGACTTTGGTATTATGGGCGGTGAACCGTTAATAAATCCAGAAGTTAAACAATGGCTAATTGGTGTACGAGAACTTTTGCCAAATAGTCAGATACGCTTCACAACAAATGGATTACTATTAGAAAAGCATTGGGACATTATTGAACTAATGCATGACTTGGGAAATGTAAGTTTTAAAATAACTGCACACACTCCTGAGTTGCTAGAACATACAATTAATAAAATAATGACGATGTATGAATGGCGACCTGTGAATGAATATGGTATTGATAGATTAATAACTACTAACCAATTTAGGTTACATGTTAAGACACCACTGAGTTTTCTAAAAACATTTCGCAATGACTACGCAGATATGATGCCTTGTTATAGCGATCACAAGCAAGCATTTAATAGTTGTATACAGCAGACATGTCCTTTACTATACAAAGGAAAGATATACAAGTGCAGTACCAGTGGCTTACTAAGCGATACACTGGCAAAGTTTGGTAATCCAAATATAGAGTATTGGCGGCAGTTTATCCCCAAGGGAATATCTCCCACTAGTAACAGCGATGAAATACAAGAGTTTATAGCAAACTTTGGGAAACCTAACAACATATGTGCGCAATGTCCAACACACTTGGATAAAGAACAAATAATAAATCATCTTGACACAGTTGCATTTAAATAGTATAATAACTTATAATCAATAAGGAGTACTCACATGAGTGACAGAGTTTTCGGGCCTGAAGAAAAGGCAAAACTAACACAACTAGTAAACGAAGGCATTACAGTAATGCAGGAAGTCGATGACCTTAATGATGGTCTCAACGATACAATCAAAGCAATTGCAGAAGAAATGCAGATTAAACCAAGTGTATTGAAAAAAGCATTGCGCACAGCATACAAAGCAGACTTTGACAAGCACAGTGACGAATACAGCGAACTTGAGAACATCCTGGCTACTGTAGGCAAAATCTAAGTGCAAAAAGTAAAACAATTTTGGATTAACAGTTACACCAGTGACAAGACTGCGTTTTGCTTTGAGTTAATTAGTTTTATCTTTACAGTGGGCGCAAGTATGTTGTTGGCAGTAAATGCTGACAATCCAAATATGTTAATTGTATATCCAGGATTTTTTATAGGCAGTCTTACACAACTGTATGCAAGTTGGCGCAGAGGAGCAGCATGGATTATGTTGCTTACCTTCTATTTTGCATGCATTAATGTGTTTGGATATGGAGTAGCGGCACTATGGTGGTAGATTACTATACAATGCACTGGAGCGACCTAGTTGGACTAACAGGCATGCTATTACTAGTGTTTACTTTTTTTCTACTGCAAACAGATCGTATAGATCCAAAAGGATTTAACTACAGTTTTTTTAATCTTTTAGTTGCTATATTCCTAGGAATTAACTTGTACTATAAGCCAGTTCTTGCTAATATAGTACTAGAAGTATTTTGGGCTTCAATGAGTTGTTGGGGTATATACAAATGGCACAAGGCAAATAAATGAGTTATGTAGACGCTTATTTTGATAGGGAACGTGATCGTATCCATGTAGTGGAACGTGTAGATGGCAAACGTGAATACAAAGAGTATAGTGCCAACTATGTGTTTTATTATGATGATCAACGTGGCAAATACAAAACTATCTTTGATACGCCTGTAAGTCGATTTGCAACACGCAATCGCAAAGAGTTTCAGCGTGAACTAAAAATACAAGGAGACAAAGGCACATACGAGAGTGACATCAATCCAGTGTTCCGTTGTTTGGAAGAGAACTATCTAGGAGCAGAAGCACCTAAACTACAGACAGCGTTCTTTGATATTGAAGTAGATTTTCACAAAGAAAAAGGCTACAGTAGTCCTGACGATCCTTTTAATCCAATTACAGCAATTAGTATATACTTGGACTGGACAGATACACTTGTAACACTTGCTATCCCGCCCAGTGGTATGACAATGGATACTGCTAAAGACTTGTGCAAGCGTTTTGACAACACATA